GTTCTATATCAACGTTCTTTAACAGTATCTCAAGTATTAAAAGATTTGAAGACCAATTACCGCTAATTCAAATGATTGGTGAAGGATCTGTAGGTAATGAGTTTGCTTCTATGTTTACTACATTTATTAATAATAAATTAGATAAACTAGTAACTCCTAAAGAAATAGTAACCGGAGATGAAGAAGTATTATTACAATTAAAAGAATGTATAGTTATCTATCTAGAGCTGAAGAATACTATAACCCTAGTGATACAACAGCTTGTGGTACAATAAGTTATTTACTATGGGGTGGTAAATCAGCAAAAAGTTGGGCTGAAAGTAAAATTAAACAACTAAATTTATACACAGAAATCATTAACGAAGAATATGCTATTATTGATGACCGCCTTGCTTATGCTAGTAAGGAAAAAGCTGAACAAATGGCTGAAGACTTAGGCTGCCAAGGTTACCACGTACACGAAGTAGAAGGTAAAGAGTGGTATATGCCTTGTGAACAACATAGTCAAGAAGAATTAAAAAAACCTTGTTGGGAAGGTTATGAAATGATAGGGTATAAAACTAAAAATGGAAAAAAAGTACCTAACTGCGTACCTATAAAAAAATAATATGTGTAACTGCGAATATTGTATCTGTAAATAATGCCTAGTAAAGATAAACATTATAAAACACCTAGTAGAACATCCCCTAGGAGCTCTAGAAGGGCTTGTTTATGCCCAGATAACACTTACCATAAGAAGTGTTGCGATGGTTCGTTACAAGCTCAAGGAATAGGTCGTATTTAAAAATACTTCATTACAAAATATAAAAAAATATCTAGTATTTATTATATAGTTATGAATGCTACAGAGATATTATCAAAGGTCAAGACCTTACTTGGTGTTGAACCGAGTGATCTTGATGTAAAATTAGAACAAATTTCTTTAGAAGAAATAACTCTGGAGAATGGTACTGTGCTTACAGCTGATAAATTTGAATCAGGTAGCGAAGTATTTATTAAGACAGAGGATCAGAACGTACCCTTACCAATTGGTGAGTACGAACTATCAGACAATAGAATATTAATCGTTAAAACAGAAGGTATGATAGAAGATATCAAAAATTCAGAAGAAGTAGTAGAAGAAACTGCAGCAGCAGTAGAAGATACTAACTTAGAAGAAGCGCCAGTTCAAGAAGAAGAAAAATCAGAAATGAACTACGCTACTAAAGAAGAACTTACAGCTTTAGCAGAATCTGTTGAAGAAGTAAAAGAATCTCTTAAAAATCTTATTGATAAAATGGGACACGGAGAGGAAAAAGAGGAAATGTCACAGCAGCAAGAAGAACTTTCTAAGCCTGCGGCAGAAGGAATCAAACATTCACCTGAAAACGTTGAAGAAAAATTAGGTGCAAGGTTTGCAGTCAACTCAAATCAAAACACTACGTATGGTAGAGTGTTACAAGCAATTTCTAACAATAATTAATTAAATAATGGCAACAACAACTTCAATAACAACTACATATGCTGGAGAGTTCGCTGGAAAATACATCTCGGCTGCACTTCTCTCTGGTAAAACATTAGCAGAAGGTAACATTACAACTGTACCTAATGTTAAGTTTAAACAAGTAATGAAAAAAGTAGCAACTGATGCAATCGTAAAAGATGCGACTTGTGACTTTACAGATACTTCAACTTTGACTTTAACTGAAAGAATTCTACAACCAGAAGAATTTCAGGTAAATTTAGAGCTTTGTAAAAAAGATTTTAGATCAGACTGGGAAGCAGTTCAAATGGGATATTCTGCATTTGATAACTTACCCCCTAAGTTTTCTGACTTTTTAATTGCTCACGTAGCAGATAAAGTAGCTCAAAAAATGGAACAAAACATTTGGACAGGTACTAACGCAACTGCAGGTGAGTTTGATGGTTTCATCACAACTTTAGGTGCTGATGCAGACGTAGTAGACGTAACAGGTACTACAGTAGATAAAGATAACGTAGATGTAGAGTTACAAAAAATTGTAGACGCTATACCTTCTCCTGTATATGGTAAAGAAGATTTAGTTATCTATGTACCTTCAAATGTACACAGAGCTTACATTAGAAGTTTAGGTGGTAACAGATCTCAAGGTGCAGGTGCAGCTGGTACTGATAACAAATTAACACAGTGGTACAACCAAGGTAACGCATTATCTTTTGGTGGTATCGAGTTAGTTTTATCTCCAGGACTTGCAAGCAACAAAATGGTAGCTGCTGAAAAATCAAATCTCTACTTCGGTACAGGATTATTAAATAATCAAAACGAAGTAAAAGTAATTGATATGGCAGATATTGATGGATCTCAAAACGTAAGAATTGTAATGAGATTTACTGCTGGTATTCAGCACGGAATTGGTTCAGATATTGTTCTGTACGCTTAATGTTTAACATTTAAAAATATATACTATGGCTTGTGTATTAACAACTGGACGAGTACTACCTTGTAAACAATCGGTAGGAGGATTAGTAACAGCATATTTTGCAGACTTTGGAACACTAGGTACTGCAACTATATCAGCAGGAGAAATTACTGCTTTAGCTGGTACACCATCTTTCTTTCAATTTGATTTAAAAGGTGCTACAAGTTCTTTAACAACTAATATAATTAGTTCTAGAGACACTGGTACAACAGTATATGAATCAACTCTAGAATTAACATTTACACATCTAGACGTAGCTACTCAAGAAGAAATTAAACTTATAGCAGCTGCAAGACCACACGTAGTGGTTCAAGACAACAATGAAACGGCTAACTATTTAATGGTTGGCTATAATCAAGGTGCTGAAGTAACAGCGGGAACTATAGTAAGTGGTGCCGCATACACAGACCTTTCAGGATTTACGCTAACGTTCACAGCTACAGAAGTGATACCACCGTTATTCGTAACAGGATCGGTAATTACTGCGCTAGCTAGTGCAACTCAAATTAATCCAACTTCATAACAGTTTTTGTTTTTGTGTGTTTTTCAAAGGGGAGTTTTTAACTTCCCTTTTTTATTTTATAAAAAACAAGTATTTTTGCATTATATATGTATGAAGATTTTAACAACTAGCACTTCAGCACAAACTATAAGTTTTGTACCTAGAGTTTACCCAAGTCAAGTAAACTTAAAAATACGAGACAATAGTACTAACACAACAACAACAGCAGAAAATTTAACAGTAACAAAAACAAATGATACTGCTTCTGTATCAACAACATTTAGTTTAGTTGAGGGTAGGTTTTATGATTTAAATGTAACAAGAGGTATAGGTTCTTTGTGGGAAAGTTTTACAACTAACTGGGAAGCTGCTACTGATAACTGGGAAAGCATATTATCTTCAGAAGAAACAATTTATTTAGATAAAATATTTTGTACAGATCAAACAATTAATCAAGCTAATAATGATTATTATACAATCAATAGTGGCGATTATACGCAAACAACAGATTACCCTAATGACGAATATACAATAATACAATGAGTGATATAAGAGTAGTAAATTTAAGCACGTATACATCTCCTAAAATAATAGAAGATAAACGAAATGATTTTGTAGGGTATGGTGAGGATAATAATTATTATCAATACCTAATAGATCAATATCAAGGCAGTCCAACTAACAATGCTATAATTAATGGTGTAAGTGAAATGATATATGGTAAAGGTTTAAATGCAACTAATAGCGATAAAAAACCTAATGAATATGCTGAGATGATGACTTTATTTAAAAAAGATGACATAAAAAAGATATGTTCAGATTTTTATTTATTAGGTCAAGCTACACTGCAAGTATATTATAATGTAGATAGAAGTAAAATAGTAAAGGTTGAGCATTTTCCAATACAAACATTAAGAGCTGAAAAAGCAGATAGAAAAGGTGATATAAAAGCATACTATTATTTTCACGATTGGAGCCAATACACAAACAGAGATAAACTAACTAGAATACCTGCATTTGGTAAGAGTGATAATAGCGCTATTGAAATATTATGTATCAAACCATATAAAGCAGGTTATTTCTATTATACACCTGTAACATATCAAGGTGCATTGCCTTACTGTGAACTAGAAGCAGAGGTAGCAAACTATCATATTAATAATATACAAAACGGAATGGCGCCTAGTATGTTAATTAACTTTAATAATGGTACACCAGATGATGAGCAAAGAGAATTAATAGAAAGACGTATATATGATAAGTTTAGCGGAAGTAGTAACGCTGGTAAATTTATTTTAGCATTTAATGATAACCCAGAAAGTGCAGCTACTATAGATCCAGTACAATTATCTGATGCACATAATCAATATCAATTTCTAAGCGACGAATCTACAAGAAAGATTATGGTAGGTCATAGAGTTGTATCACCGCTTTTACTGGGTATAAAAGATAACACTGGTTTAGGTAATAATGCTGATGAATTAAAACAAGCAAGTATATTGTTTGATAATATGGTTATTAGAGTACAACAAGAGTACATAACAGATGCTTTAGATAAAATATTAGCATTTAACGACATATCTCTTAATTTATATTTCCAAACACTACAACCATTAGAGTTTACAGATTTAAATAACAACTTAGTAGATGATGAAACAAGGGAAGAAGAAACAGGTGTAGATTTAAGTGAGGTTAATTTAATGGATGAGTTTGTTAGTTTAGGTGAAAATGAAAATTTAGAAGAGTGGGAATTAGTAGAAAGTGCTGAGGTAGATTACGACAAAGATGAAGAACTAAATAATAAGTTAGAATTAGCATCTACAGGTAGTGCAAGATCGAATGCTAAGAGTGAACAAGATGGAGAAAACAAAGAAGGCTTTAAATTTAAAGTTAGATATAAATATATGCCAGAAAAGTTTGACAATAGAACAAGAGAGTTTTGTCGTAAAATGATTCAAGCAGGTAAAATTTATAGAAAAGAAGATATAATGCAGATGAGTAGTAAAGCTGTAAATCCAGGATGGGGACCAGGTGGTTCTGATACTTATGATATTTGGTTATATAAAGGTGGGGGTTCTTGTAGACATTATTGGGAAAGAAGAGTTTATATGTCTAAAACAGTTACACCAGATGTAAAAAACCCTAGATCAGAGGTAAGTACGAATAAAGCAAAAAAAGAAGGTTTCAAACCTAAAAAGAATGATAGTAAAGTAGCAAAGCTACCAAGAGATATGAAAAACAGAGGTTTTATAGAAGATAAAAATTTTACAACACCTAGAAATAGTAGATTTACGTAATGGCACAGGTATTATTTATAAAAGTAAGTACACTAAAAAAGAATACTATAATTGACGGAAATGTTGATGTAGATAAACTATTACCTTATATTAAGATTGCACAAGAAATACATATACAAAATTTCTTAGGTACAAAATTATATCAGGCAATAGAAACTAAAATAGTAAACAATAATTTATCAGGCGAATATTTAACATTAGTTAATGAATATGTGCAGCCAGCTTTAATACATTATGCTATGATGGATTATTTACCATTTGCTGCATACCAAGTAAAAAATGCAGGTATATTTAAACACATATCTGAAAATGCTGAGAGTGTAGCAAAGAACGAAGTAGATTATTTAGTAGGTAAAGAAAGAGAATTTGCTGAATATTATACTCGTAGAATGATAGAATATTTGACTTTTCATACTACAGAATTACCTGAATATAATACAAATAATAATGAGGATGTTTATCCAGACAAAGATAGTTTATTTAATGGTTGGGTTTTATGAAAAGATATAAAATAAAAGAAACAAATTTAGTAAAATTAAAAAAGTATATAAATAAAAAAATAAAGAAAGATGGCAGCATTAACTGGAAATTCAATAAGTAGTACTTATACTTCGCTTTTAAAAGTCGGAGATAATGGTACTCTTTCAGCAAGTTTACAAGCAATAGGAGATGGTGCTGGTAATTCTGCAGGTATTAGTTTAAATACAGGTGGTGACTTAACTGCAACAGGTACAATAACAGCTAATTTATTTTCAGGTAGTGGTGCTAGTATTACAAATATAGATGCAGGTAATATTGCAACAGGAACTATAGATAGCGCAAGAATACCAACCCTAAACCAAGACACTACAGGAAACGCAGCAACAGCAACAGCATTAGAAACATCAAGAACAATAGCAGGTGTAAGTTTTGATGGTACTGCAAATATAAGTTTAACAACTGATAATATAACAGAGGGATCTAATGAATATTATACTGCAGAAAAAGTAGATGATCAAGTAAATACATTAGTAGTAGCAGGCACAGGTATCCAAAAAACATATAATGATAACGATGGAACTTTAACAATAACGAACTCATCACCAGACCAGACTGTAACTTTAACAGGAGGTACTGGTATTTCTACAAGTGGTACTTACCCAGATTTTACAATTACAAATGATAACCCTGATCAAACAGTGGTATTATCATCAGGAACTGGTATATCAGCCACTGGTACATACCCTAATTTCACGATTACTAATACACAACCTGACCAAACAGTTGCTTTAACAGCTGGTACAGGTATAAGTATTTCAGGTACATATCCTACTTTTACAATATCTAGAACAAGTACGGATGGTATTGGTTTGACTGATTTATCTGCAACAGATGCAGGAGGATTGGGTAGCTTTAGTTATAATAACACATCAGGTGTTTTTACTTATACAGGACCTTCCGATTCAGATGTAAGAGGTTTAATTAGTGTAACTGATTCAGGAGGAGATGGATCTTTAGCATATAATAATGCTACTGGAGTAATTACTTACACTGGTCCAAGCGAAAGCGAAGTACAAGCACATATAACTAAAACATATGTAGATAGCTTAGGGATTGCTGCTTCTTCTGCAGATATTTTATCAACACCTAGAACAATAAATGGTGTTAATTTCGATGGAAGTGCTAATATAAGTTTTGATACAGATTCAGTTAGCGAAGGAATTTCTAATTTATATTTTACTACAGCTAGATTTAATTCATCTTTTAACGGAAAAACTACATCAGATTTAGCAGAAGGTACAAACCTTTATTATGAAAATGAAAGAGTAGATGATAGAGTATCTAATTTAATAGTAGCTTCTACAGGATTAAGTAGTGTTTATGATGATACGGCTGGTACTTTAACTTTAACAAACACAGCTCCTGATCAAACGGTTGCATTAACAGGTGGTACTGGAATATCAACTTCTGGAACTTATCCTAACTTTACAATTACTAACGATAGTCCAGATCAGACAGTGTCTCTTACAGAAGGCAGTAACATAACAATTACAGGTACATATCCTAGCTTTACTATTGCCGCAGCTTCAGATACCGATACAACATATACACTAAGTAGTGAAACATCAGGAAGTGATGCAATAATAAGATTAACAGGTAGCGACGCTAGTACTGATGATGTAACACTAGCAGCAGGAAGTAATATAACTATAACTGAAACAGGTGATACAATAACACTATCTAGTGAAAGTACAGATCAAGTAAGGGTAGCTTGTAAAAACACATCAGGTAGTACAATAACAAAAGGAACTCCTGTATATGTAACAGGTTCAGTTGGCGCTTCAGCAACAGTTACAATAGCACCAGCAAATGCAGCTAATGCATCTACTATGCCTGCATCTGGTTTGCTTTTAACTGATTTAGCAAACAATGGGGAAGGGCATATAGTTACAGGTGGTGTACTTAAAAACTTAATCACTGATCCAATAGACGGAGTAACACCTTCAGCAAATGCTACGCTTTATGTAAAATCAGGAGGAGGTCTAACAACTACAAAACCAACAGGAACAGCATTAATACAAAATGTAGGTAAAGTAGGTAGAGTATCTACTACTGCTGACGGTTCAATATTAGTTTCATCAATACTTAGGTCTAATGATATTCCTAATATACAACAAAATTATTTCTGGTTAGGTAATGCTAGTGGCGTACCAACTGCAACAGAACATACACTTTCAACTTTAACTGATGTAACATTAACAAGTCCAGCAGCTGGAAACTTATTAATTTACGATGCTAGTAATTCATACTTTGAAAACGCTTTACTAACAGCTGGAAGTAATGTAAGTATAACTAACGCAGATGGAAGCATAACTATTGCGTCTACAGACACTACTTATAGCGCTGGTACAGGACTTTCTTTAACAGGAACGACCTTAGCCTTAGACGCAGCATTAAACAATCTTACAGACGCTAATATTAGTACTCCTGCAGCAGGTAATTTATTAATATATGACGCTACGAATAGTTATTTTGAAAATGCACTATTAACTGCAGGTTCAAATGTTACAATTACAAATGCAGATGGAGCGATAACAATAGCAGCAAGTGACACTAATACTACTTATACAGCTGGTAGTGGATTAACATTAACTGGAACAGAATTTTCATTAACTAATGACTCTGTAACGATAGGTGGTACTTCGTTGAGTTTAGGTGGATCGTTAACTGCAACATCAGGTTCATTAACAATAGGTGGTAATGGTAGTACAGGTGGTGTAACTATAAATGATGGAAGTATTCAAATAAGAAGTAATACAGGTAATGTAGCAGAAATGAGAATGTATTGTGAGGTCAGCAACGCTCATTATCAAACTATAAAAGCAGCACCACATAGTGCATCAAGTAGCGCAGTATTAGTATTGCCAACAGCTTCAGGTGATTTAGTAGGTACAGGTGATACAGGTTCGGTAGCAACTGCTATGATAGCAGATGATGCAGTAGGTTATGCTAAATTAGGTGCAGAATATACAACTTCAGCAGCTATTTCGGCAAGTGATGTAGATTGGTCAACTGCAGCAGTATTTACTAAGACATTAGGAGCAAATACTACATTTACATTTAGTAATGTTTCAACAGGTATGACAGTAGATTTAGTAATAAGTGGAAATTATACATTAACTTTACCTGCAAGTGTAAAAGAAATAACAGGTACTTATGATGGAACAGTAGCAAACCTAATACAAATAGTAAGTACAAACGGATCAACAGAACAATGGGCAACAATAAGTCAAGAAGCATAATGGGTTGGGCAGTAGAAATAAACGGCAAAATTAGGGTTTATAATGAATTACCACATTATTGGGATGGTGTTAAAAGTTATGTTGGAGACTTTGCTTCTGCATCTATTGAGGATAGAGAGTTAGAAGGTTTTTTTCCAATAGTAGATCCACAAATAGATCCTGAAACAGAAGAACTAGGAGATTTATATTTAGAAGATAACAAATATTATTATACAGTAATACAAAAATAATTATGAAAGCAGTAAACAACAATGGAATAATAACTATATACCCAGACGTGCCAGTAAAGTTTAAATCGTCAACAGGGTATCATTTAAACGCTAGAAGTATGACAGCAGACCAACTGCGTGACGCTGGATTATTTGATGTAATAATAGATGAAAATTATGATTCTAGAATACACGACTTAGGTGAAATATATTTTGATAGTGCTTCATCAGTATTTAGAAAAGATACAATAGATAAAACTTGGTCGCAAACACTAGCAGAGTTAAAAGAGCAAAAGATCACAAACTATAAAAATATAGTAGGAGGTGAATTAGCGAAAACAGATTGGTATATTATAAGACAAACAGACAATGGTGAAACAGTACCTACTGAAATAGTAGAAGCAAGAGAATTACTGCGTAACCAAACTACACAAGTAGAAAACGAAGTAAACGCTTTAACAACTAAAAAGCAAGTTATATTATACGAATACCCAGAATATGAGTCTTAGAAAAAGATTATTAGTTAAACCACCTAGTGGAGCATTAGTACCATCAGAACACTTTGGAGTAGTATTATACGAAGGAGATGGTTCCACGTCACATTCTATTAACG